GAGGTTTTAATTCACCACCAAACGACTCAAGAAGGCATTGAAATGGATCAAGAAGGCACAAGAAGGCTCAGACTGGTTCAAGATGGCTCAGATCGGCTCACAGAGCCTCTGGAGACCATGCCAGAGAAGCTGTATGGCAATCCGACGCCTAGAATCCACTCAAAGCTGCATCCAGAGCTGCCTACGCTTGGCCAAGAGCTCATTGATTTCAGCAATTCGATCGGATTCCCGTTGCTGCCGTGGCAAGAATGGCTCGCACTTGAGTCGCATCGTGTCAAGCCTGATGGCAGATGGTTGCATCCACTTGTCCAGCTTGTAGTCGCTCGTCAGCAAGGCAAGACAACATTCATGAAGCAACGGATCTTGATGGGGCTTTTCGAGTGGAATCAAGGGTTGCAGATTGGCACAGCTCATCGATTGACCACATCGCTGGAGACATTCAGGGATCTTGTGCAGGCGATCGAGAGCAATGATGGGCTGGCAAAGCAAGTCAAGCGCATCCGCTGGGCTCACGGATCCGAGGAGATCGAGACTTTGTCCGGCAATCGGTACATGGTCAAGGCTGGCGCATCAGCTGCGCGTGGTATCTCAAAGCCTGCGACTGTCCACATCGATGAGACGCGAGAGCTCAAAGATGAATCCACATGGGCATCGCTGCGATACACGATGATGGCCGCCGAAAATCCACAGCTCTGGTCATATTCCAATGCTGGCGATCAACATTCATTGGTGCTCAATCAGCTGCGAGAGCGTGGCTTGGCTGCCGCATCCGGTGCGGCCGATGACATTGGTTATTTTGAGTGGTCGAGTGATTATGACTTGATTGACGATTCCCCGAAATTTTGGGCAGGGGCTGCGATGGCAAATCCTGCGCTTGGTCACACTGTCCACATCGACAATCTGAGAGCCGTGATGAATGATCCGCCTGATGTCGTCCGTACCGAAGTCTTGTGCCGCTGGGTACAGACCATCGATTCGGCAATTCCAGCTGGAGAATGGGCAGAATGTGCCACCGATGATTTAGATTTAGACTTGGAGAAAACTGTCTGGCTTGGGCTGGACTGTTCACCGGATAGACGCGACGCAGCTTTGGTCGCAGCTCAGCGCATCGATGATGATCAATTTGTCGTCAAGCTACTGCACACATGGCACAATCCAATCTCGCTCGATGACAAAGCCATTGCAAATGATGTGGCAGATTACTATCGAGACATGCCAGTGGAGATTGTGGCATTTAGCAAGCGCACAAGCTCAGCGGTGGCCAGTAGGCTTGTCCCAGCTGGCATCCCGATCATGGACATCGATGGAGCTTTGTACGGGCAAGCCTGTGATGAATTTCTAGGAGCCGTCACATCGAAGAGACTCAGACACATCAATCAACCCGAATTGACCAAGCAAGTGCTCTCAGCGGCCAAGCTGAAATTTGGGGATGGTGGATGGACTATCGGCCGACGGGCATCACAGAGCACTGTCTGCGCGACGGTTGCTTGTGCGCTGGTCACGCATTTCGCGACACGCCAAGAGACGGATCTTGACATCATGGTCTTTTGATTGTATCGACCAAATAAAATTGGGGCATGGGATTATTTGATCGCTTCACAGCTGCAAAGCCGATTGATAACATCGTCGATGCGTCATTGGCTCCGGTTAATTCTCTCGATTCAATTGGTGCGCCATATTTTGGCGGCATCCAAAGCGCATCACGATCCGAGGCAATGGGCGTCCCAGTAATCGCTCGCGCTCGCGGCATCATTTGCTCGACCGTGGCATCACTGCCATTGGAGACAAAGAACAAATCAACAAATGAGACTGTCTCGTCACCACGCGTGATCAATCAACCTGATCCACGAATCACAGGCGCAGAATTTTGGGCATGGATGGTCGAGGATTTGCTTTTCAGACCTGCAGCGTATGCAGTTGTCACTCAAAGATATGCAGACACTGGACGCATTCAAGCAATGGAGCGAATTGCACCGGAGCGCGTAGGCGTCTTTACAAATGCAAATGGCACACAGATTGAAAGCTACACAGTCGATGGAATTACAATCTCGCCTGATCAGCTTGTGGTCTTTGGCAACATGCAAGAAGGATTGCTCAATCGCGCTGGCCGTACTGTAAGAGCTGCACACGCTTTGGAGCGCGCTGCCTACGATTTCGCATTGAATCCTGCACCACAAATGGTCGTCAAAACAAATGGCACGAATTTGCCAAAGGAGCGTCTCCAGGCACTTAAAGAGACATTCTTGAATCGCACATCAAAGTCTGTGACAGTGCTCAATGCAGATGTATCGCTGGAGACTGTCGGATTTGATCCAAAGCAATTGCAAATGAATGAGGCCAGACAATACTTGGCTTTGGAATTGTGCAGAGCGATCGGATTACCGGCATGGTTCGCATCAGCTGATCCATCATCGATGACATATTCCAACGCAGTCAATCAGCGTCGCGATCTCATTGACTTTTCAATCCGTCCAATTCTCACAATTATTGAACAAAGGCTCTCACTCACGGATTTCACGCCAGCATCAGAATATGTGCGCTATGACTTAGACGATTTTCTACGCGGCAACCCTTATGAGCGAGCACAAGTGTATGAAATCTTGAATCGAATTGGCGCAATGACAATCGAGGAAATCAGAGAAGAAGAGGACATCATCGGATGAAACTGACAACACCAATCACGATCACTGCAGCCGATTCAGAATCGCGCACGATCTCAGGCCGCATCGTTGCATTTGATGAGCCTGCAAATGCATCGACTGGCAAAGTCGTATTTGCAAAAGGGTCAATCGATCCAGCTCCGGTCTTTCTAAATCTTGAACACGATCGCACACGCCGAATCGGTAAGAGCATGGAGATGTCAATGGATGGCGACAGCGCAATCAATGCGACATTCAAGATCAGCACCACGCAGGCTGGCAATGATGCTCTGATCGAAGCGATGGATGGATTACGCGACGGGTTCTCGGTGGAATTGGCCGTTGAAGATTATGTGCAAGAAAAGGGATATATGAAAGTCTTGAAGGCTGAGCTCACAGGCGTCGCGCTTGTCTCAGAGCCTGCAGTGCGATCAGCTCGCGTTGCAGAAGTTGCAGCGACAGAAGGCGATGAAGATTCCACATCCGCACCGGATGAGGATGCAACACCAACACCAACAACAGAAGGAGACGAAGTGGAAAACACCGTCACAGACGCGGCAGCCGTTACAGAGACGGTAGAAGCCGCACAGTCAGTCACAGCCGCCAATACCACTGGCGTATTTACAGCCAAGCCACGATTGGATTTCTCAGCTACAAAGCAGCTTGAGATGACAATCAAGGCAGCAATGGGATCTGAAGATGCACGCGCTTATGTACGCGCAGCAGCAGACACCACAGACAATGCTGGTCTCGTACCAACACGCCAGCTCACAACCGTGATCAACGGCCTTGCAAATGCGACAAGAAGCAACATCGATGCAATTTCCAGAGGAACCCTGCCTGACGCTGGCATGTCCTTTGAGATTCCAAAGATCACACAGCTCCCATCAGTAACTGAAGAAGCCGAAGGCGGCACAGTTGCAGATGTCGATCAAAACTCAGAATTTTTGAGCGTGAGTGTCAAGAAGTACAGTGGATCTCAGACATTCAGCGTCGAGCTTTTCGATCGCTCGTCTCCACTATTCGTTGATGAGCTCATGCGCAACATGGCTGCACAGTACGCAAAGGTCACAGACACTGCAGTGAATGCAGCGTTGATCTCTGGCGCATCAGCTGATGCAACAACCACGACAACATATCCAACAGCCGCCGAATTGCTCGGTATCGTGGCTCGCGGTGCTGCATCAGTTTATTCAGGCACACAAGGATTTGCTCGCAATATCATCATGAACACATCCCAATGGGCAAATGTCATGACACTGAATGATTCAGGCCGTCCAATCTATAACGCTGCACAGCCACAAAATGCTGGCGGCGCAGTGCGTCCAGATTCAATCCGCGGCAATGTCGCTGGTCTTGATCTCTATGTCACAGCCAACACAGCTGCAACAACAGACGCAGATGGATCAATCTTGATCGTCAATCCTGATGCATACACATGGTATGAGTCACCAACATTCCAGCTGCGCGCAGATGTAATCGCAACCGGACAAATCTCAATCATGATGTACGGCTACGGTGCAATTGCAACCAAGATCGGTGCAGGCGCATTCAAGAACAACAAGGCTTAATCGCCGCAAATTAAACATCGGCCATTTCGCTCCCGAGATGGCCGAGCAGATGAAGGGATGGGCTCATGTCAGCAATAGTTACAGCATCACAGCTGCGATCAATTCTTGGCGTGAGTTCATCCCTTTACAATGATGCTTATTTGGACGACATCATTGACACTGCCGAAGGCGTGATCCTGCCAATTCTTACGCAGAACACGACGGCGATTGTCAGCTATAAATTGGCGTCCAATGTCGCTTATTTCTACACACGGGAGCCACATACATTTGCAGTCGGCCAATCAGTCGTCGTCACAAAGATGCCTGCGC